TGGAGATTTTCTTTCAATTTATTCTTTTTGTTCTCGTTATCTTGACTTTCTTTTTCAATAGGAGATGATGACCATATGTTGGTTGACCGTCCATATAATAAATCCATTGTTTCTTGCAAACTATCATCTGCTATTCCAGCTAAATCCGTAAACTGCATATGAGAGAGGATAAGCTGCTCTAATTCTTTTTTGTCTTTTAGCTTTTTCCGCTTTTGGGATATGTCTACCATAGCTGCTATATAATTTATCATAAATGGACCTATTTTAACTTCGCTCACATTTAAACTGTCACATATTGCCTTTTGACGCTTTCTTGTGCAAACATAATTAGATGGGCGAAAACCATCCAGCCTACGTTCATCTTTTCTGCATACTTGATAATGCGCTCCGCACTTTCCACAAATAATAAGTCCAGAAAAAATATTGCACTGTTTTCTGATTGGAAACATATAGTTTGTGTTCTGTTTTTTATAGTTTTCATCCAGTCGCCTGTTTACT